TTGCAGAAGGAACTTAATCGTACGCTTAGTCAGTTGATTGAGTATAAGAATCTTACGTTGAAGCCGCAGATGTTGGCTCCGGTTGGTTCTTTGCGTCAGCGTATGACTGATGAGCCGGGTGCTATCTTTGAGTATAATCCTGTGGCTGGTAAGGTTCCTGAGGCTATTCCTATTCCGGGGTTGCCGGGTTATGTTACTCAGCATCTTCAGGATATGGGTCAGCGTTTGAAGGATGTTTTTGGTTTGACTGAACTTATGCAGGGTACTGTGCCTCCTAATGTTGAGGCTGGTGTTGCTATTGATCTTCTTCAGGAGGCGGCTACGGATCGTCTTGCTCCTCAGATTCTTATGATGGAGAAGGCGCTTGAGCGGTGTGGTAATCTGATTCTTAATCTTGCTCAGAAGTATTATACTGAGCCTAGGCTTATGATGCTTAGTGGTGGTGCTGGTTCTAAGCCTCGTGTTGAACAGTTTGAGCACGCTGATATTCTTAGTGGTATTCAGATTCGTGTTGAGGCTGGTTCTGGTTTGCCGCGTACTCGTGCGGGTAAGCAGGCTCGAGTTTTTCAGATGCTTAATATGGGTTTGATTACTCCTAGTAAGGCGTATAAGTATTTAGATCTTGCTGACTTTAAGAATCTTCAGGCTCAGTTTCAGGCTGATGAGGATCAGGCTATGCGTGAGCATGATAAGTTGATTGATGGTATGATTATTAATGTTAGTGCTGCGAATGCTGCTCAGGCTGAGATGATGAATCAGATGCAGAATCCTGAGTTTGATCCTGAGACTGGTGCTCCTATGGAGATGGATCCGGCTATGTTGCAGCAGAGCATGGATGCTGGTTTGCAGCCGTTGACGTTTGAGAATAAGGTTACGCATTTGGAAACGCATGGTGCGTATATGAAGTCGCAGGAGTTTGAGTTGCTTCCTCCTGATGTTCAGGCTAGGTTCTATAAGCATTTTGAGTTGACGCAGCAGGCTGTTGGTGCTGAGTCTAATCCGCCTGTTGAGCAGCCTCGTGTGTCGCTTCAGTTGCGTGGTGCTGTTGGTCCTACGGTTGGTGCTAAGATGCTTAATCAGGCTGGTGTGGATAATGTTACGCCTGAAGAGTTGCTTGAGCCACCGCTTGATACTGTGGTTATTGATAATAAGGATAAGCCGAATGCTGGTGATGAGACTGCTATGGATCAATCTAAGATTCAGCAGGACTTGCTTAATAAGATTATGGAGCAGGATATGATGAATTCTCAGAAGCAGCGGTTTGCTGCGTTGGAGGAGGCACGAAAGGTTGGCTTCTAGAACTGAGTGGACGGATGAGGCGAAGGCGCAGATTTATGTGCAGTGGGTTGCGAATGATCGTAATGTTCGTAAGACTTCGCGTGAGTTCGGTATCCCTCATGGGACGCTGCGTTATTGGACTAAGGAGTGGGAGGAGAATGGTCCTCCTGCCGAGTTGAATGATATTATTGCAAACGATGCGTATGAGTTTGTGCATCACGCTAATCGGGTACGCGAACAGGCAATGCTTAAGTTGGAGGAACTTATTCCTCAGGCAGAATCGAAGCAGTTGTCTGCAATCGCTACTGTGGTTGGTATTATGGATGATAAGATTCGTCTTGCGTCCGGGCTTGCTACGAAGCGCACGGAGAATACTTATGTGCTTCCTAGTAAGAGTGATGTTAAGGAACTTATGGGTGCGTTTGTTGAGGGGCTTGTTGGTTCGGCGGTTGATCGTGCCAGCGAGATTGTTGATGTAGAAGTTGTGGAGCAACCCGAGTTGGGACTCCCTAAACCCAAGGAGTAGATAGTGGATATTGATATGGAAGGCGCTATTAATGCGCTTGTTGCGGATGACGTTCCGGTTATGGACACGCCTATTGATAACACTCCCGTTGTGGAGCAGGTTGTTGAGGAATCCTTTACTGGTCTTGATCCGTCTAGTCTTCCCGAAGATCTTCAGTTGTATTATAAGAATATGCAGGCTGATTATACTAGGAAGACGCAGGAGATTGCTGAGCAGCGTAAGCAGTATCAGCAGTTAACTGAGTATGGAATTGATCCAAATTATGCGTTGGAAGCGGTTGGCTTCTTGCAGCGGTTGGACGACGACCCGGCTTTTGCGGCTGATGTTGCTCGTCAATTAGCGCCGATGGAAGAATACCCAATGACAGTACAGCAGCCTAGTGAAGATAGTATTCCTAATGATAGTGGAGATTACGGTAATCTTTCTCCAAGTTTGCAGGCTGAGTTAGAGTCTATGCGCGAGTTTCGTTCTTCGTTTAATGAGCAGCAACAGGAGCAGGCAATGCTTGTTGAGTTGCAGCAGGAGGAAACGTATATTCGTGAGCAGTATCCGCATTATAATGATACGGATATTGAGAATATTTATCAGGTTGCTCATGCTACTGATGGTGATCTTCTTGCAGCGCAAGAGGTTTATACTAGTATGGAGCAGAGTATTCTGAATAAGTATCTACAGTCTAAACAGATTCCACAGGGACTTACGAGTCCTAGTGGTGGTCCTGCGAGCGCTCCGGGTAAGTCTTTTGCTAATCTTGATGAGGCGCATAAGGCTGCTATGGAGAGGTTGCGTAATCTTCAATAATTAATAATATTATTGGAGGTTTTAAATGGGTGCAGATCTTAGTACTGTTGATGCAATTCTCAAGGAGTATTACCTTGGGCCTGTGCAGGAGCAGTTGAATAATGAAGTTCTTCTTCTGTCGCGGCTTGAGTCGCGTTCGGAGGATCTTGTTGGTAAGGCGGCGTTTGTGCCGTTGCATACTGGGCGTTCGTCCGGTATTGGTGCTGTTGGTGAAGATGCGGCTCTGCCTGCGGCTGGTCAGCAGTCGTATGCTCGTGCCGAGTATGATCTGAAGTACCTGTATGGTCGGATTCGTGTTACGGGTCCGTCGATGGCTAAGACTAAGAGTGACGCTGGTGCTTTCCTTCAGACCCTTAAGGGCGAGATGGACGGCGTTCGTGCCGACTTGACGAAGGATCTTGCTCGTCAGATTTATGGTACGGGTGACGGTGTTATTGGTACTGGTACTCCTGACGCTACGACTGCTACTACGCATACGATTACGCTTGCGAACTGGGAGCCGTTGAAGAAGGGTCAGTTCTATGTTGGTCAGGTAGTTAACTGCTTTGTTCAGTCTACGGGTGTTGCTACGGCAGGAACGATTACGGACTTTACAATTTCTGCTGTTAGTATTGTAGATGTTACTACTTCAACTATTACTGTTACTAGTACTAGTGTTGCTATGACGGCTGTTCTAGTTGCGATTACTCGTGCTGGTAGTGTTACTGCTGCACAGGCTCTTAATCGTTTCAATAACACGACTCGTTCGAATGAGATTGATGGTCTTACTCGTGTGGTTAATGTGTTTACTCCTGCTGCTGCTTCGGCTGCTAATGGTACTTATGCTAGTGCTACTCTTGCTACCGCTCAGGGTAAGTCTGGTTCGCTTGGTAAGATTGACGCTTATACGTCAACGTATTGGGACAATCAGCGTACGTTCGGTGCTACGCCGGGTACGGCTGAGGCTCTTACGATCATGCGTGTGCAACAGGCTATTAACCTTGGTCGTCAGCAGGGCGCTACGCCTTCTGCGATTATTACGTCGCTTGGTGTGCAGCGTGAGTTTTATCGTCTGCTTCAGGCTAATCAGCAGTTCGTTGCTCCGGGTGATACTAACTATGCGTCGGGCTTTAGTACGCTGACGTATAATGGTATGCCGGTTATTGCTGATCTGGATGCTCCGTATGGTAAGATGTTTATTCTGGACGAGTCTACCATTAAGGTATTCTCGGATCAGGATTGGCACTTCCTTGATGGTGATGGTCAGACCCTTCGTCAGGTTGCTGATCGTGACGCTTATGAGGCTGTCATGGTTCGCTACATGAATATGGGTTCTACGGGTCGTAACAAGAACGTTGTCATTAACGATATTAATGTTAATGGTGTTGCTGATTCTGGTGTGTAAGTGATGGTTTGGGAGGGGGGCTTCGGCTCCTCTCCCATTCTTTTATAGAGAGGAGAGTATAATGAGTCTTACTGCGTATAATCGTTATGCTATGCGTCGTTGGAATCGTAGGCGTGGATTATGAGTACGCCTGCGTGGACTCGTAAGGCGGGTAAGAATCCTGAAGGTGGATTAAATCAGACTGGGCGTGATTCTTATAACCGTGCTAACAACGCTAATCTTAAGCCTCCTGTTAGTGCGGCTGAGGCTAGTAGTTCTCCTAAGGCTGCTAAGCGTAGAAAAAGTTTTTGTGCTAGGATGAAAGGTATGAAGAAGAAGAATACTTCTTCTAAGACTGCTAATGATCCTAATAGTCGTATTAATAAGAGTTTAAGGAAGTGGGATTGTTAAGGTGAAGATTTATATTCCTGGTCGTGGTAGTGTGGATTCTGGTGTGTATAAGGTTGATGCTGCTGTGCGTCAGTATAATGAGCGGCTTAGTTTTAAGTTGAATGAGGATACGGGTGATTATTGTATTTTTATGCGTATGCCTCATCCTGAACCTGATCTTCCTATTCTTGGGTTTGGTCGTACGGTTCCTCATCCTGACGAGGCTTGTAAGAGGTTGTGGGAGTCTGATACTATGATTCATGGTGATAAGATTCTTAATGATATTCTTAAGTCGCAGGAAGATTTTAAGAATGCTAAGCGGTATGCGGCGGATCAGGCTAGTGCTGATTCTGCTGAGCGTGTTGAGCATCTTATGCGTAAGAATGGGGATAGTCCTGTTATTAAAAGTACAAGAAAGGTGGTGAAGAAGCATGACAATCATGACTAGTTGGCTTGATGCAATGGAAGATTATGGGTTTGCAGACTTTGAAGAGAGTACTCTTGTTAGACTGCTTGCTGATGCTCATGATGAGTTGTGTCTTCGTGAGCCTTGGCCTTTTCGTGAGCGACAAACAACTGTTGTTCAAGCAGCAAATGATGCTACGGTGTATATTACGGGTATGCTTAATAATAGTAGTGTTGGTCAGATTCTTGCTATTGTTAATACTACTGATAGGAATGTTCTTGTTCCTATGCGTAATGATACTCAATTAAAAGATTTTGTTTATGATTTAACTACTACAGGTGTTCCTACTCACTATTATTTTATTGGTGATACATTAACTTTGTGGCCTATTCCTGATGGTGAAAAGACTTTAGAAGTTCGTTATCTGATTCGGCCTTATTTTGGTGCGGGTATTGTGGATAGGACTACTCCTGATTCTGATATTTTGTGGCCTGCTTTGCATAATAGTGTTGTTTTGTATAGTGCGCTTAGTAAGGCTTATCTTATGAATGATGATCCTCAGAGTGCTGTTATGCAGCAGGTTATGGAACAGCGGTTGCAGGTTGCGCGTAACGATTTGTGGATGAAGCAGTATGATCGTCCTGATCGTGTTATTGTTCTTGATGATAATGATTATAATTTCTAGTGAGAGGGGGGTACTATGAGTTTGCAGTTTACTAGTGTGCCTCCTGTTCCTAGGGGTATGAATCTGGCTGGTCCTCCGCTTTTTATTGATGATTCTTATTGTCGGTGGATGCAGGATGTTCTTGTTGATCGTCCGGGTCAGTTGCGTATGCGTGGTCCGTTGGGGTATTGGTATGATGCTAGTACTGATAGTATTGGTTTGGCTGAGGGCGAGCAGATTATTGGTGCTTGTGAGACTACGATTAGTAATTCTAGTGGTATTCCTGAGTGGCGTGGTGCTGTGTTTGTTGCTAGGGGTCCGAGTAATGCTACGCTTGCTGCACAGTCTACGGGGACTACTGCGCGTATTACTAGTAATGGTTATATGAAGGTCTTTAAGAAGGTTAATAATATTCCGGCTATTGTTGGTACTGTTGAGTTGCCTTTTGTTCTTAATGTTCAGTATAATTATGATGAGAAGCGTTGGGTTAATCTTACTACGATTGATGCTAAGGCTGCGCTTGGTGGTGGTGTTTGGGTTGGCGTGATTGATGATGTTACTAATACTAGTAGTACTGGTGCTTCTGCTTTGTTTCTTTGGAAAGGCGGGGGACAAGACAATATTACTATTGCTGGTGGTGGGTGGAATGTTGGTAGTACTACTCCCAATGTAATTACACACGGTTCTACTGCTGGTGTTCAACCGGGTATGTTTGCTTTTTATACTGATACTGTCACACCATTACCAGAACGGTATCTAGGCACGGTTGTAAGCACTACTGGTACTACTGTTACTTTAGAAAAAAATATTTTAGCAAATCTTGTAACAGAAACGGTTGCGGGAGTTAATGTTGTTTATCGTAGTGTTCGTGGTTTTGTTCATCAGTATGGTAGGGGTTTTGCTAATTATGATGGTGGTGCTTATCTTACTGGTGGTGGTATCGGTACTGATGCTGAAGGTCTTTTTAAGGCTGCTAAGTTAACGGCTGGTACTACTCTTGCTACTCACTATGCTTATGTGTATCGTAATAGTGATTATCAATATGTTGGTAGGATTCTACATAATGGTACGGTTAGTAATACGCAAGTTCAACTTGCGGCTGGGGCTAATGAGCGAGCAACTACTGCGAGTCAGTTTGTTCAGAATGAAGCGTATGTTATTATTCGAAACGATACTGATGCTTATCAAAGTGTTGCTACTTATGATAGTATTTCTGCTCCTATTAATCTTGTTGATAGGCGGCCTGATATGGCTCCTACAAAACTTACTCGTCCCTTTGGTGCAACGCCAAACCTTAGAGTAGCAAAACCTGCTCCGGGTATCTTTAACTCTACCTATGCAGGACGACAATGGTTTGCAAACTTTAACACAACAGAAAATATTTATGACGTTAATATTAATCGCGTTGTATTTTCTAGTAAGGATAATCCAGAGAATATTAATCTTTGTCAAGACGCATCTGATAGTATTGTTATACCGGGTGCAGAGAATATTATTGGTATTGCTGGGTCTAACTCTGGCTTGCTTGTATTCCTTCAAACTAAAACATATATTATTCGTGGTACTAAACGTTCTAACTTTGCTTTGCAAGAACTCTATCCCGATGGTTGTATCTCTACAACAAGTATTGTGCAGGTTGGTGGCGGTGTTATCTGGGCAGGCAAGCAAGGTATCTATTATTTTGATGGTACTACTGTACGCAACTTTACCTCTGAAGCACTCGGAGTTTATTATACTGATGGTATTAAGGGCTTTGATTTAGCAAAGAATAGTGTGTATGCTTTTGTTTATAATAATTATCTTATTATGAATTTTACTAAGTGGTTTAGTAATTATTCGTTGCGTCGTTGGCAATCGGCTGGACAGTTTACAACAAGCGGTATTACTTATCAGGACATTACTAATAATAGTTCTATTGGTATAGTTAATCCTACTAAGATTTGTTTTGCTATTTATCTTCCTACTGGGGCTATTACTAGTTTTAGTAATTTTACTCCTCGTGGTTATATGACGGGTATTATGGCGGCTAATACTTCTACTAATAGTATCTCTCCTCCTAAGGGTAATACTGGTACGTTGTTTGATTTGCGTACATTGTTTACTGAGAATGTTGATAATGAGGCTACGGATGGTGTGTTTAAGTCTTATTATTCTAATGATATTGTTTATTCTACTAGTACGGGTACTAGCGCTAATGGTCCAGATTTTTATATTGAGACTAAGCAATACAATTTTGATGAGACTACTCTTGTTAAGTGGTGGCGTAAACTAATGTTTAATATTAAGATTAGTCAGGGCGCTATGATCGTGGAGTTTGTTGATGTTAATAATCAGACTTTAGTGCGGCCTGTGACTGGTTCTGATCCGCCTGAGTATAATAGTTCTGATGAGAATGGTTTCTTTATTGTTGATGCTACTCAGTTTACTTGGCAGTACTATGAAGATTTAGATTTGGATTGGGATGATATTGAAGAGACTCTTCGTACTTGGGCTGAATACTTTACGGGTCAGGAGATTAGGTATTCTAAGTGGTTGGGTATCCGTAAGACGAGTCTTGGTTTCCGTGTCCATACGTTGTGTGGCTTTACGTTGTTTACTCTTCCTGTTACTAATAAGTCTTTAACAAGTAATGTTGCTTCTCTTACTGTTGCTGATTCTAGTTCTATTATTGTTGGTGATAATATTCTTGTTAATATTAATGATGTTGCTTTTGATGGTTTGTGGCGAGTACTGAGTAATAACACTACTACTAATACGGTTACTTATGATCGAACATACGCTAATGTAACTAGTGTCGCTGTTACTAATCCGTTGTATACTATTGGTTCGGAAGTTATCCCAGAAATCGTTGCAATTAACGACTGGGTATGGGGGCTGAAACCATTAAGGGCTGGTAGAAACCGATGATTGGAATACCAAACTTTGATGTAACAAACCCGACGGGGAAACAAAAGTTTGTAGACTATATTGTTGGTCTTACTCGTAATGAGATTATTTCGTTTACTAGTAGTTATAATGATAATGATAATGTGGCTAGTAGTGGGGTTCTTCCTAGTGGTTTGGTTCCTGCTGGTACTATTGTTATGTATGGTGGTACTGTGCTTCCTGATGGGTATTTGTGGTGTGATGGTTCGCAGCAACTTATTGCTTCTTATGTTGCTTTGTTTGTTGCTCTTGGTGTTAGTCGTTATGGTGTTGATACGGCTACTCAGTTTTATTTGCCTAATCTTAGGAGTCATCTTGCTCGTGGTGCGGCAACTACGTCTGGTGCTGTTACCACAAATAATACTAATACGCATGGGCATGGTATTAATGCTTCAAGTATAACAAACCCAACGACAATTACAACTACTGCTAGTCTTACTGGGGCTGCGGGTAATACTGGAAATTTTAACAGTGATCATACTCATGGAGTGAATACGGGCGGAGATCATACTCATACCTTTGCTCAGGGTGGAGCACACACGCACGGTACTGGCGGTCCTTCTGGTAATATTAATCGTGGCGCTAGTGGGGCGCTTTCTGCTGTCTCAACAAGCGGTCATACTCACGGCACTAACGAAAACGGAGCCCATAATCATAATTGGAATAACCATCCGGGACATGCACATAACACAGGGGGTTCAAATAGTACAAATCATCTTCATGGTTTTACTCCTTCTGGAAACATTACAAGTATTGAAATCGGCGCAACTAATGTTGGCGGAATTACATCAGGAACGGTACAGGATAATATAACGTATGTTCCTGCTTTTGTTGAAGTTAATTATATTATTAAAACTTAAAGGATTCTATGAAAACTATTACATTTATTCCAGTTAATAAAGATATTGTTGGTAAGTTTCATCCTCCTGTACCAGCATATAAGTGTTTGCCGGATTGGTATAATCATCAACCCGCATATACAGATAGCAAGATGCTTGTTAATCAAAAAGGTGTACCTAATAGTACTGTAAAAAAGTGTATGCCTGTGCTTGATGATATGCTTGCTGGTTATATGCTTACTTTAGAGTCTGATCTTCTTGTAGTAGCAAAACCAGACGACGAAACTCACGCTGAAATGCAATGGAGTGTTTCTAATTCTCCAGAGTTTATTTCTACGCATACTACGGCACAGGTTTCTAATTTTCCTATTCCTTATGGTTATAGTGTGCATCCGTTTAAGTTTATGAATTATTGGAGAATTAAAACTCCTCCGGGATATTCGTGTTTGTTTAGGCACCCGTTTTATCATGCGTCTAATCATCCTTTTTATACTTTGTCTGGTATTGTAGATACTGATTTGCATCCTGTCGCAGTTAACTTTCCCTTTCTTATTAACAAAGAGTTTAGTGGAGTTATTGAAGCGGGGGTACCTATTGTTCAAATTATTCCTTTTAAACGGCAAGAGTGGGAACACGAAGTTAGTGTAGAAGATAATGCTGTTGGTGAAAAAGAGTTTGATAAAACCACTAAGAAGTGGATACATAGGTATAAAGATAATTTTAGGAGGGAAAAGAAATGGCGGTAGACCCTGTTGTTCTTGCTTTAAGTGTGCTTGGTCGTATTTATTTTGGTTTGTCTGTAGAGCATTCGGTTATGGTTTCTGAAAAAGCGGTTGAAGTTGCTGGTTCTGGTGCGGATGAGGTTGATTTGATTGATGCGTTTGATGATGTTTGGGCGGCAAGCCTTACTGCTGGGATTATTATGCAAGGAGATCCTCCACCTATTCATCCGCTTCAAATAAGGGACGAATTGTTATCTTCTGCTGTTAATGAGCATGAACGCGAGCACGTTATGGAGAACTACCCTAAAGATGACGGCATTGTTCGACCTAAAAGGTATAAAGACCCTAGTCTTATTGCTACTAAAAAGCGTAAAAAGAATAAGCGTAGGCATTGGGATAAAAATTAATTTTATTATAAGTACAAAGGAGATATAAACTATGGCAACAACAAACTTTAATTTTCTACAATTAGCGGGGACTGATTACGCAGGGTATAGCACTATTAATGCTCTTATTCAAGATATTGATACTCGTCTTAATGCCCGTCTTCCGGGAGCCGCTGCGGCGGGGGGTTATCCGGGGCATAGTATTGTGGCTAATGTTGCTGCTCGTCCGACTAGTCCTGTTACTGGACAAATGATTTTCCAAAGCGATACCTACGAGTTACTTAAGTGGGTTATTGGCGTTGATAGTGTTAGTCGTTGGATGCAGGTTACTCCAGAGTATCGACGTAATTTTGTTATTAATGGTGGTTTTGATGTGTGGCAGAGGGGTACTTCATTTAATCCAGTATCGGCTACGAGTACAACGGGTCTTAACTATGGTGCTGATCGTTGGCAATTCTTACAGGCTACTACTAGTGCTGCTGCGTTTACTCGTCAGCCTATTACATCCGCTGATCCTAATGGTTATAATTATTATACTCGCGTTCAACGTGTTGCTGCGGCTACTCTTGTTACTCCGTATACTATTCAAACTAGTTTTGAATCCCAAAATATTCAAAATGTTCGTAATAAATATGTAACGTTAAGTTTTTGGGCTAGGGCTGGTGCTAATTATTCTGCTGCATCAGGGTATCTTGTGTCTAATATTGTGACGGGTACGGGTACGGATAATACTACTGGTAACTTTACTGGTAATGCTGTTAATACTACTACGAATAATGTTTTGACTCCTGGTGCCTTATGGAAGCGTTTTGTTATTACGACGACTGCTGAGTTGGCTCAAAATATTACGCAGTTGGGTGTGTCGTTTGTGTTTACGCCTGTTGGTACTGCAGGAGCAGCAGACTACTTTGACATTACTGGTGTGCAGTTAGAGATTGGTAGTGCTCCTAGTGATTTTGAGTTTCGAGATTTTGGTGAGGAACTTCGCCGTTGCCAACGATACTATTATCGAACAGGGCCGACTGTTGCTGGCGTTCAGTCTTATGGTCCGGGGTACAATAACTCTACTTCAAATGCAAGAATCTCAATTTCGTTTCCAGTTACGTTAAGGGCTGCTCCAACCGCTTTTGAAGCCAGTGGAACTTTGGGAACAGATTTTGCTGTTGTTAATACCGGGGTACCTACGGTATGTATTTCGCAACCAACTTCTTTCACCACTACAGTTAACACTGCGGTAGTTAATTTTATAACTGCAGCAGCACTTACTGCTGGTCAAGGTGGTTTGGGGATTAATAACTCTGCCGTTGCGGGTTATCTTGGCTGGTCTGCGGAACTATAATGGCTACTACTACAGCAACCGACGTACTATCCGCAACAGACAACTACGGTAAGGCTAATACTGCTTTTGCTTTAGCCCTGCAACAGGCTTCTAATCAGCGTGAGGCTGCAATGATTGGTCTTGGCGCAGATTTTTCTTCGCAGGCTGGTAAGGTTTATACCCCTAACGAGGTTGGGGGTATGCTTGGTGGCGCTGGTCTTGATGCTGGTACTACTATTAAGACTGGTTTTGGTGAGGGTGCTCTCGCTACTATTGATAAGACTGCGGTTGGTAATGTTTATCAGCAGCAGGAGGCTCTTGATGAGCGTGGTGTTGGTGGTACTAGTGGTATTAGTCAGCAGGCTAAGGCGCTTGTTGGTGATCAGCAGGGGTTGGCTAGTCAACAGGCTGTGCAGGATTTTCAGGGTGCGGTTGCTGAGGCGAATCTTGCTCAGGCTTCTGCTAAGGCTGATTTGGCTGGTGCTAGTGCTGCGTTGGATACTGCTACTGGTGATGAGACTCCTGTTCCTAAGCCTGAGGGTGCTAAGACTGATCCTAAGAGTCTTCTTCCTCTTAGAAAGAATACTGCGGGAGGCATTGTTAAGGCTACTAATCGCGGTAATTATAAGACTAAGGTTAATCCTAAGGGCGGTAATCTTCCTAAGAATCCTAAGGCGGGTCAATCGTTTAAGGGTAAGGGTGGGGTTACTTCTGTGTATCGTCCGGGTGGGCCGGATGGTGCTGGTTGGTATAAGAAGGGTGGCGCTGGTACGCCTACTCCTAAGCCGGACGCTAAGAAGGCTCCTGTTCCGACTGGTAAGCCTGAGGGTAAGAAGGGTGCTGTGATTCCTAAGCCTAAGGCTGATATTCCTAAGGCTCCCGCTAAGGCACCTACAGCGGCTCCTAAGGCTGCTCCTAAAGCAGAGGCACCTAAGCCTAAGGCAGAGGCTCCTAAGGCTCCTGCTCCTAAGCCTGCTGCACCTAAGTCTCCTCCGCCACCGCCTCCGGCAAAGAAAGGTAAAAAATAATGGCAAACAATAATAAGAATAAAAATAAGAATAAAAATAAGAATAAAAATAAAGTTAAGTTAACTCCTGCACAACAAGCAGAATTAAAAACAGCAGAACAAGAAACGCTTGCTAAGATTAAGTTGCAGGCTCTTAACGCTAATCGTGCTGCTACTGAGTCGCTTTATTATGCTAATAATCTTGCTAGTAATGTTCAGAACATTGGGCAGGCTGCTGCGGCTGGTGGTAAGTTTGTTGATACTAGTGAGGCTGCTGGTTATCAGAGTCCTGTTACTGGGCAGATGACTAGTTATCTTAAGAGTACTGTTAAGGATCCTTTTGCTGCTGTTCGTCAGGCTGCTGTGCAGAATCGTGTTAAGGTTGGTGGTAAGAAGTATAAGAAGAATTTGTTTGAGGCTATGCGTAAGGATTATCTTAGCGGTATTAAGGAAGTTAAGGCTGGTGGTGGTAGCGGTACTAGTACCGTTGGTTATACTGGTCCGGGTTCTTCGACAGGTAGTGTTGGCGGTATTCTTTAAGGAGTTTATATGGCTTTTGGTGA